TCTGCTTTTGGATATAGTTCTTTGGGAGCTAATACGACAGGAGACTTTAACGTTGCGGTTGGAATGTACTCTTTAGACGCAAACACCACCGCAGATAACAACACAGCAGTCGGGTATGAATCTTTAACCGCAAACACTACAGGTACACAGAATACTGCTGTTGGCTCTGGGGCGTTGCTGACTAACACCACAGGCTCAGCCAATAGTGCAAGCGGCGTTAATGCAATGTATTTCAACACTAGTGGTGACAATAATACTGCTGTTGGTGGTGGCGCTTTACAAGCAAACACAACCGCAGATGGCAACACAGCCTTTGGATACTTAGCTTTACACGCAAACACTACAGGAGAAAGTAATACCGCAGTGGGTGCTGAAGCTGGTGATGCGCTTACTACTGGCAACGTAAACGCTGCTTTAGGTTATAGAGCACTTTCTTCTGCTACGATAAATGGGGGGAATACTGCTATTGGCCCACAAGCCCTACTGAATTTTAACAATACAACTACCGCTTCAACTTACAACACCGCTGTTGGCTACAATGCAGGTGTGACACTCACCACGGGTACAGCTAACACTTTGGTTGGTGCTATTGCAGGTGAGGATTTTACTACAGGCATACAAAATTCAGCTGTAGGCTATGGGGCATTAGGCAATATGACAGGAGCAGCCAGTTACAATACAGCATCAGGAACGGTTGCTGGTAATGCGATTACGTCTGGAAACAATAATGTAGCTATAGGATTTGGTGCTTTATTAGCAGGTAGACCGGGAGGCGCAGTTACCACAGGCAGTAATGTTATCGGTATAGGAAACGCAGACCATACTTCAGCGCACATCCAAATAGATTGGACAATAGCGTCCGATGCAAGAGACAAAACAGACTTTACGCCTTTAGACCTTGGCTTAGACTTTGTTAAAGCTCTATCGCCTTTAACCTATAAGTGGGATAAACGCGCTAAGTACGGTGATAACACCGCTGATGATTATGACTTATCTGCACAAACTCCAGACGGTACTCACAAAGAAGATTGGCTGGACATTGGTTTCAAGGCACAAGAAGTAGAAGCCCTTGAAATAGCGGCAGGATACAACAAAAACAACAGTACTAACCTAGTTTCTAGCTGCTCTGACGATGGCAAGCAGATGGGTCTTCAGTACAGTAAATTTGTACCAATCCTTGTAAAAGCCATCCAAGAACAAAGCGCACTAATCACCGCACTAACAGACCGCATTGCGGCACTAGAAGGATAAACAATGACAAGAGAAGCAGATCAAATCGCACAAGATTACACGGCTATGGGCCACAGTGTAGACCTAATCACCGCAGTTATTGCAGGTAATAAAATGGCTAATGAGTCAGCAGAAGACCGTCAAGCCTGTGTAGACCGCAATACTCAGCACCTAGAGCTTATGGTGGCTTTGGAAGATTGGGGTAGCGAAGACATGACCGCAGTTAATGCAGCCATAAAAACTGCAAACGCATACGACCCTGCTGCTTAATGTCTGAGATTCAGTACCGTATGATGCCGCTTCCGTCATTGTTTTTGATGGAAACGACTGTGCCTGAACATATGGTTACAAGCCTTAACGACTACTTAGATGAGTTAATGCACCAAAATGATCGTATCTCAGCAGCACATACGCTAGTAGGTCAGATAGGTAACGGCGAACAGCTTGTAATGGATTACGAAGATGGTCGTTTAGCAGAGTTCTCCCAGTTCCTATGTCGTATGGGTGCCGAATACGTCAGTGCGTTTATGGCTAACACAGGTCAGCAATTAGATGGCAACCGTAACGTAGAGATGGATGAGCTTTGGTCAGTACATAGTTATGCTGGCGATTACAACCCAATCCATGATCACGGCACCAAAACTATTATGGGCGTTAGCTGTACAACGTGGACTAAGGTGCCAGAACAGATCCTTGCTCAACCTGCTGCGGGTAGTGAGTCGTATAACCTGTACAACGCTTCTGGCGCGTCTGACGGGTATCTTTGTTTTAACTACGGGCAAAGCGCCACATGGGACAAAGAGCGCCTTAAACCTACGCAGAACGTGGTTATGAAGCCCGAAGTAGGTAAGTTATTATTCTTTCCGAGTTGGCTGCAACACATGGTATATCCCTTCCAAGGTGAAGGTGAACGCCGTACCGTAGCAGCTAACTTAAACTGCTGGCCCGTGCAGCAAGAGCAACCACACTAAGGATTAACATGAGCGAAGAAAACACAGTAACAATCAATGACGAACAGTATGATTTTGAAGGTCTAGCTGTAGAGACTCAGGCAAACATAGCCCGTGTGAACGAGTTACGCCGTGAAATATCCACGCTACAGATGCAGATTAGTGAGCGCCAAGCATTGCTTCAGATGTACATTGCCGCGATTACTGAGTCTGTTAAGCCCGTAGAAGAATCTGAAGAAGAGGCAAGCTAATGGAATTAATTGAAGTTATAACGACTCTGACTACGTTGTCGGTAATAGCCAGCGCCATATGTGCTGCTACACCTACACCCAAAGACGATGCTTTTTTTGCCAAATGGATATATCCCGTAGTTGAAGCACTAGCTTTAAACATCGGTAAGGCCAAGGAATAATGGCGGCAACGCGCCCTACGGTCAAAGATGCTTTAGCTGAGATTGGCGCACACGAAAGAGAATGCGCCATACGTTATGAAAACATTGAAAAGCGTTTGGAGTCTGGGTCTAAGAGGTTCGATAGAATCGAACACCTAATCTACGGTATATACATTCTTGTTTTAGGGTCGGTGTTAGTACCGATACTAGTATCTATGGGGTAGAAAATGATTGCAGAAATCTCCGCGATAGTGGCTGGAGTCAACATGGCTTCAAACGCGATCAAAAAAGCAGCAAGTACAGCGGATGATTTAAGCACCATTGGAACCTTTCTCAGCAAGCTGGGTGGGGCTGAAGTAGAACTGGCTAAGGCTCAAAACCAAGGCGGGTTGTCGGAAGCTGACGCTGTTAAGGCTGCGCTGGCGCGTAAGCAAATTGCAGAGACAATGCAGGAAGTTAAAGACCTGTTTGTTATGAGCGGCAATGGTCATCTGTATCAGCAGTGTATGCAAGAGATGGCGAATGCTAGAAAAGCCAAACAAGAAGAGTTAGCTAGGGCTACGGCAAAGAATAAAAAGTTCTGGAAAGATATGCGCCAGATCGGGATGCTTGTCTTGCTGGTTGTTGTTTTAGTACCTGCTGCTGTAGGCGCATTGTTGGCTTATTTGACCCGATGATTATGGCGTTTTTGCTCATAGTCATAATTGACGGAGAGCCTTTAAAAGAAGAGTTTTACTTTCGGGATGTAACTCGCTGCAATCAGTTTGCTTATTACGTTGAATCGGGTGCAGTTAAAATAGGCAGACAAGAGCGTAACCAAAACAATATAAGTGCTTACTGCATACCTAAGAAGATAGGCCGTAACACGAAGACTTGGGATTAAACTATGAGCATCGTCGCATCATTAGTAGGGCCGGTCACAGGGCTACTTGATAAGTTTATCGAGGACAAGGATCAGAAGAACGCCTTGGCCCATGAGATTGCTACGATGTCAGAGCGACATGCCCAAGAGCTTATGAAGGGCCAACTAGACGTAAACAAGACCGAAGCTGCACATAAGTCGTTATTTGTTGCTGGCTGGAGGCCGAGTATCGGTTGGGTGTGTTCGCTGGGCTTACTCTACAATACAATTATTGCCAACATACTAGGCATCTGGGTAGACCTACCCGAAATAGATACAACCCTGCTTGTTCCGGTTATGATGGGGATGTTAGGTCTTGGCGCAATGAGAAGCTATGAGAAGGTCAACTCTGTAGCTAGGGAGAAGTAATGAGCGATTTAATTAGTATGCTTAAACGCCACGAAGGTGTGCGGTCTAAGTCTTATATATGCTCGGCTGGGTATGAAACAATTGCGGTGGGTAGAAATATTAGCGAGTCTGGTCTTGGCCTGTCTGATGATGAAATTGACTACCTACTAGCAAACGACATCAAGCGCGTGCGAGAAGAGCTTACCGATTCATACTTCTGGTTCCCCGCAATGAACGAAGCGCGTCAAGATGCCTTAATTGATATTTCGTTTAATCTGGGACAGACTCGTTTGCGTGGCTTTGTTAAGGCGCTTGAAGCTATGTCCCGTGAGCAGTTTGACATTGCTGCAGATGAATTCATGGACAGCAAGTGGAGCCAGCAGGTGGGTAACCGCGCTGTTGAAGTTACTGAAATGATTCGCACAGGTGAGTACCAGTAATGCCTCTACAAAAATATCTATTTAATCCAGGGATCAACAAGGAAGGCACAGACTACACTGCAGAAGGTGGTTGGTTTGACGGCAACCTTGTGCGCTTTCGTAAAGGGTTCCCTGAGAAGATAGGTGGTTGGGTTAAGTATTTGACCAGTTCCTACAACGGTACAGGCCGTAAAATGTTGGGCTGGGTTGCGCTAGACGGAACGCGGCTCTTGGGCCTCGGCACGCGGTCCAAGCTGTATGTTCAAGAAGGCGCAGACTTTGATGACATAACACCTATTCGCGCCACTTCAACCAATGGTGTTGTTTTTGCAGCCACTGATGGTTCTTCTACCATCACTGCAACTGATGACGCTCATGGCGCAGCCAAGGGTGACTTTGTAACTTTCTCTGAAGCGGTGTCTCTCGGCGGTGTCATTACTGCGGCAGTGCTTAATCAAGAGTATGAGATTGCAACTGTTCCAAGTGTGGATACTTATACCTTTACTGCTAAAGACACAAGTGGCGATACAGTCGTAGCCAACTCTTCAGACAGCGGTAATGGCGGGTCGGGTGTAGACGGCGCTTATCAAATATCACCAGGGCTTGATACCTATGTTGATGGCACGGGTTGGGGCGCAAGTTCATGGGGTGACGGCACCTTTGGCTCTAGCAGTGCGATTGGTTCTAACAACCAGTTACGCTTATGGTCTATGGACAGTTTTGGTGAAGACCTAATTGCCTGCCCTCGCGGTGGAAGCATTTACTACTGGGACTACACAAACGCTAGTACTAGGGCGATTGCTCTTTCTGATCTAACTGGGGCCAATCTTGCGCCTACATTGGGCTTGCAGGTGCTGATTTCAGACGTTGATCGTCACGTTGTTATTCTTGGTGCAGACCCTATTAATGCTACCGCTTCAGGCAGAACAGGAGCTATAGACCCGCTTCTTGTAGCCTTCTCTGACCAAGAGAACGCTGCTGAGTGGGAGCCTTTATCTACAAACACGGCTGGCTCACTACGATGTTCTGCTGGATCTCAAATAATTGGCGGTCTTAGAGCTAGGCAAGAAACTTTAATCTGGACGGACGTTGCGCTGTACAGCCTGCAGTTTATTGGCGCGCCACTGACTTTTGGTCTTACGCTTATCAATGAAGGCATAAGTTTAATTGGGCCTAATGCGCCAGTGAACACACCTACTGGCATCTTCTGGATGGACAAGAAGGGTTTTTACGCATACCAAGGTTCGGTACAGCCCATTCCATGCAGCGTTCACTCGTATGTATTTGATGACTTAAACGAAGGTCAAGCATTCCAAGTGTTTGGGTTTCTCAATAAGCAGTTCAACGAGGTGGGTTGGTTCTATTGCTCCGGTAGTTCAGACACCATTGATCGTTATGTCACTTACAATTATGTAGACCAGACTTGGGCGATAGGCCAGTTGTCTAGAACAGCATGGTTAGATGAGGGTATTGCAAACGTGCCTAGAGCAGCAGGCTATGACGGCACAAACAACTACATCTACTCTCACGAGACTGGGTTTGATGATGACGGCGCACCAATGGACAACGTGTTTATAGAAAGTGCTGACTTTGATATTGGTGATGGCCAAGAGTTTCAGTTTATTAAGAGAGCCATACCAGACGTTAAGTTCACTGGGGACTCAGGCGGCACACAAACAATTAACTTCGTCTTGAAGGCTAGAAATTATCCTGGGCAGTCTTTGACTACAGATCAAACATCTTCATTTACTGGCACAACAACTAAGATCGATACCCGCGCTAGAGGTCGGCAAGCGGCTGTGCGTTTTGAATCAGATGATGATGCATCCGCTGGCGTAAGGACGGGTGTAGGGTTTAGAATCGGTGCGACTAGGTTAGATCTTCAGCCAAATGGTAGAAGGTAAGCATGAGCAAGTTGCTACAGGGCAGATTACCATTTGCGCCTATGGCCCAGAATGTAGATGGAAATACTTTTAACAAAGCTATTCGTTTGTTAGAACTTAGTTTAGATTCTTTTGACCCAGATGCTACACCTCAGTTCAATAGATCTGATAGAGACAAGTTAAAATTTAATACTGGCGATATAATATGGAACACATCCATTAATACGCTGCAGGTGTATGATGGAGATCAGTGGATAAGTTTGTCACAAGAACTGCCGTATACAACTGACCCCTTAGAAGCTACAGGTAGAGTCGGAACTGTTCAGGTTATTAATAAAGGCGCAATAGTAGTGAGTGTTGGTAAATGACTAAATTATGTGCAAGAGGAAAGGCTGCAGCTAAACGAAAGTTTGATGTGTACCCGTCAGCTTACGCTAATGCATACGCCAGCAAGATCTGTGCGGGTAAGATTAAAGATCCATCTGGAACTAAAAGAAAAGACTTTAAGGGTTCAAAGCCCCGCAACTTAAGCGGTGGTGGATTTGTTGCCAAGCGCGCTAGAGTCGCAGGTATAAAATGAGCCTGCAAGATTGGTTTGGAAAAGGCACTAAAGGCGATTGGGTTGATATTGGAGCGCCAAAAGTAGACGGTAAGTTTCAAGCTTGCGGACGCTCAAGTACCAAAGGATCAAAACGCAAGTATCCTAAGTGTGTGCCTAGATCAAAAGCAAAGCAGATGACCGCTTCAGAAAAAACTAGCGCAGTAAAACGCAAGCGCGCAAAAGCACAGGGTGTAGGCGGCAAACCTACCAATGTTAAAACATTTGCCCGTGACGGTGGGTTGATTGAAAAAAGAAACCACCGTGGTTGTGGCGCAGTGATGTCTGACCGTAGAAAGCAGACAAGGTATTCCTGATGTTTAAGCGATACGCAGAAGAGTTTAAGAATGGCGGCATAGTTGGTGGCAGATCTAAAGCCGCTAAACGTAAGCGCGATAAGCCAATACCTAAGACCACTACCGGCAAGTCTGCCAACTACCTGCCTACTAAATCAGGCGCAGGCATGACAGAAGCTGGTGTAAAAGCCTATCGCAAAGCAAATCCAGGTAGTAAACTCAAGACTGCGGTAACAGAAGATAAGCCAACAGGCAAGAGGGCAAAAAGAAGAAAGTCTTTTTGTGCTAGATCTGCAGGCCAGATGAAGAAGTTTCCTAAAGCAGCGAAAGATCCTAACTCAAGATTGCGTCAGGCTAGACGCAGATGGAAGTGTTAACATGGCAGCAAATACAGAAGACTTAAGAGCGCAGTCAAAACAAAGAACCTCTGAAGTTCTTAATCAACCAGGGTCAATGACAAGGTTTGCGCCTGGCCCTCTTGGACAAATAAACCCAGCACTTGCGAAAAGTGCTAGTTTTTTAGCGCCTGGTATGCAGAATCCATTTGCCGCTTCGATGGCTTATCAGCGCATGCCTGAAGCGCAATACGCAAACTACGAAAAAGCGGCACCAAATGTTGGTGGCTTACTTCAAGCACCACAGGTTCCAGCAGGCTTTGTTCCTCCAGGCACTCAGCCAGTAGTTCTTCCTAATCCAAATGCTCCTACACCTACAACTTCAACAGAACCAACCGACCCAGCTACTCAAGCTGACGAACTCTTAGCCGATATAAATGAAGCCCGTATTTCAGAAGGACTAGAACCTTTTGAAACCTTTGAAGATTTTCAACGGGATATTGGAATATTTGAGGGCATAGGCAACATAGGAATGGCTGACGGCGGCATTGCTTCTATTGAGCCGCAATACTTTGAGATTGGGGGTGAAGCTAAAGGAAATATTTTTAGTCGAATGGCTGGCGGAATCGGTGACCTTGTTAGTAAAGGCATGCAAAATTATAACGAAAACATGTCTGCTGCTGGCGCACCCAACAAGCCTGTAGAAGAAATGACTCGTGAAGAGTTGATTGCTTATATTAAAAAAACGAGTGGATCAAGTGGCTCTAGCGGCCTTGGTGCAGACTTAAAGAAGATAGGCGGCGGTATAACTGATGCAATTAAAGGTAGACCTCAAGGCGGAACGGAAGCGTTAAATCAAATGGGCGACCTTTCTACGGAGATGGCATCGCTTGGCTATGCGTATGGAGGCACTGTTGAATACCCACGCATGAACGGGCAGATTTCAGGTCCAGGCACAGAACGATCAGACGATATAAAAGCCATGCTTAGTGATGGTGAGTTTGTTGTAAATGCCAAGGCTGTGCGCGGCATTGGTAAGATGGATGGCGCTAATGGCAGCAAACAAGAGCAAAGACAAAAGGGTGCGCGTATGATGTACGCCATGCAGAAAGCTGGTGAACAAGCGATGAGGAATTCATAATGTCAATGTTTAGTTCTTCTACGAAAGAAGTAGAAACAGCAGTACCTACTGTACAGCCTCAAGCGAGTCAAACTTATTCTGACCCAGCCATGGAGATGGCATCAAGGCAAATGCTTGATGCTTATTTTAATCCTGAATATGGAATGATTGGACAGAAAATTCCTATTCCCATCCAACAGATCGCTGGCCTATCACCACAAGAAATTCAAGCCCGTAACTTAGCTGGTGGCCTAGGCGGTTTTGGCGCACAACTTGCTGAAGCTCAAGACATGTACCGTCAAGGCTCTAGAGCATTTGACCCTAGCTCTGCTGGATTGTTTGCAGATCCACGCGCTCGTGCCTTATACGAGCAAAGCACTCGTGGATACGACCCAAGCATGGGTCAACAGTTCATGGACCAAGATGCACGCAGTATGCAGATGCAAGCTGCTGATGACATCCGTGGTGCAGGCCAAGGTATATCTGGAGAGGTAGGTTCTGCACAACAACAAGCCGCGCAAGCCGCTGCCCGTGCTAGAGGCCAAACAGAAATGGCTGGCAGAGATCTTAGATCTGCTGGTCAGATGGGTCAGTCTGCTGCAATGCAGGGCATAGCAGGACTAGCGGGTACTGGTGATCAGTATGATCCATCGTCTGCCAGCAGCTTCATGGACCCGTTCAATAGAGATGTAATTGACGCACAACAAGCAGAGATTGCGCGCTTAGGTGAGAAACAAAAGATTGCTGCTCGTGATCAGGCTGTTAAATCAGGTGCATTTGGTGGCTCTCGCGGTGCTATTGCAGAGGCTGAGATAGGCCGCAACGTATTACAACAACAAGCTAAGACCGGCGCAGAGTTGCGCTCACAAGGCTTCCAGCAAGCTCAACAGCAGGCTCAACAGTCGTTTGAGCAGGCGCAGGGACGTAGACAGCAGGCTGCACAAATGACTGGCTCTCTGGGTCAGGCAGGCGCACAGACAGGCATATCTGCAGCACAGCAGGCAGCTAACCTAGGCTTGTCTGCAGAGCAACTTGCTCAACGTGGCGCACTTGAAGGTGGTCAACTTGGTCTTTCGGGGCAGCAAGGTATTGGTTCTTTAGCCGCTCAACGCGCAGGCATTGGTCAGAACTTAGGTAGCCAGTTCCAATCTGCACAACAGCTTGGCTCTAATGTGTTTGGCGATCAAATGAATCGCATACAGGGCGCAGCATCTGGCATGGGTGGCTTGACCAACCAGCAGTTCGGCAATGCTATGAATGCTTACCAAATGACAGGCGCTAATCAAAGAGCAGGCGCTCAAGGTATTGCAGGGCTAGGTCGCCAAGGCTTTGATATGTTGACTGGGCAGATAGGAACGCTTGGTGGTCTTGGTCAAACAGGCAGAGGCATTCAACAAGCAGGACTTGATGCTCAGTACAAGGCTGGCACTCAAATGGCTGATGAGCCGTTCATGAGGCTGCAGCGTGGACAGCAAATGCTGCAAGGCGCTCAACCATTTATGCCTCAGTATAGTAGTGGTTACGGTGTTGGTTCTAATCAAAACCAAGCTTATCAAAAGCCAAGTACTTTCTCTAAGGTTGCTAATATAGCTGGCACAGTTGCATCGTTCTTCCCATCTGACATCCGCCTAAAAGAAAACGTAGTCAAGGTAGATGAAGTTGAGCCAGGCGTGGGTTGGTACACATGGGATTGGAATGATACTGCCAAAGCTATGGGCGTTGATGATCAGACCGAAGGCGTGATTGCTCAAGAGTTAATCGAAGTTGATCCAGGCGCTGTAGCCATGGGCGATGACGGCTACTACCGTGTAGACTATTCAAAGGTTAAGCGCGACAGAACAGGGGTTCAATAATGTACGATGAGATTATGAACAGACCAATGTTTCAAACGCCACAGCAGCGTCAAGGCGCAGGCATCATGGCAGGCGTTGCGCCTATCCGTGGGTACGCGGATGGCGACTTGGTTGAAGACGATGACTCTATGATCGCATCTCTTTTGGCTCAAGCCGAAGAACTTCCAGAATCTTTGTCAAATTTAACCATGGAAGATGCTGTTGGTTATGTTAAAGAGAACCCAGAAATATTGTTTACGGCAATTCCTGGTCTTGGTGCAGCGGGTGTTGCGATTAGATTTGGCCCAGGGGCTGCGCGAGGCGCTGTTTCTCTTGGCAGAAGACTGCTTACTAAGAAGAAAGCGCGTAAAGCAACTGAAGCAGACATCATGGGAAATGTTCCAGCAAGAAAGGCGCCAAAGGGATTATCTGCGGAGCAACAAGCTGAAGGAATAATGGGACTGCCTACAAAAGCCGCTGGCGCAGCTAAAGAAACAGTAGCTAAGACTGGCCCTGGAAAGTTCAGAAGGGCTGCGGGTAAGACCGCCTTGGGTGGTGGGTTAGCGACTCTTGCGTCTGTTCTTCCTTATGAATTAATTCCTGAAGGGGTTAAAGATTACGCTGGAGAGATTTACGAAGACTACGTCCCAGAAAGTCTTAAAGAATATATTTCTCCTGACGTTGGAGAACGAGTAGAATTTACAGACCCTGCTGCCAAGAGATTAGATGAAGCTTTAAAATCTAAAGCTGCAGGCTACCCTGGTGAAAAACCTGTAGTCCAGCAAGGTCCACCACCTCCACCACCAGATTCAACATTCCTTGGTATGTTGAAGGGTGCAGGTGGTCGAGTGCTTGAAGGCTTGCAAGATCCAGCTACCAGATATGCTTTAGCTAAAGCGGCTCAACCATCAGAAGGTTTTGTGCCGCGTGACTTTTTCAGCGACTTCGCTTTGGGCAAAGAAGAATATAAAACCATAGAAGCTGCTAGAGACGATGAAACAGCATTGGAACAGAACCTTAAGCTTTTAAGGAGAGAGAAGCCAGAAGCAAGTGTTGATGAGTTGCTTAACTTGCTGTTAAGTAAAGATACTGCAAGTGAACTTGCTCAACAGGTGCGAACTCAAACATTGTCATTGTTCGGAGAACTGCGCGGTGATGATATGAATACAAACGTTAGTGATGCTGAATTGATGGCTAGAGCGCAAAACATAGTTTTTGGAACAATGACTGGAGGCGTTCCTGCAGCAGCAAGCCAAGGCGAAACAATAGATCTTGAAGTTTCTGAATAATGATCACTGTAAGGTTGCCTGATGGCAGATCTGTAAATGTAAATACAGATGATCAAGATGCGGCTAGAAATACCGCTCAAAAATACCTTGATGAAAACACACTGGTTGA